CTTGACTATTTGCGCCATCTGCGCTAAGGGGATCATCGAGCAGTACACGGTCGCCGCGAACCCCGGTCATGCTCGTAAAGCTGCGGGCTTGTCGCACGCCCTTGCGAGTGTTGCCGAACTCCCGCTTGCCGTCCAAGTCTGAGAGTAGCTCGATTGGCCAGAGCGACTGATACCAGTCGGACTTGATTAGATCGCGGCAGCGCCTGCTGTCACGGATTGCCAGTTGTTCCTCGTGCGCCGTGCCGACAAAGCGCATCTCAGGCATGTTGCGCGGCCCCCACTCCCAGGCCGGCCAGATAACGCCGGTAAGTAGCGACTTCATCGACCCAGGCGGAACGTTCATCAGCAAGCGAGTAATCCGCCCGTCTGTCACCGCCTCCAGGTGCAGGCAAATGGCATCGAGCGCCCAGCCCCACTTTAGATCTGCCGCCGGCTCTAATACGTGCCAAGCACGGCGGGCGAATTGCGCAAGGCTGCGCTTGCACAGCTCACGCTCGACTGCTACTAGATCAGCTCTAGTCAGTTGCATCAGTCTCTGATAGTCGCCTGGCTACTAGAGTCGCATAGCCAGCGACATCACTCCAGGAGTCAACCCAGCGCGGGTCTCCGTTGCATATGCGGGCGATCTTGTGGGCGATCATCTCCAGCGCTTCGACCATATCGTCATCAAGCGAGTCACGCGATACGGCGTCAAACATCACGCTCTTTAGTGACTGACTGATCTTGGCGTGGCCAGCAAAATCACCGTAACGCTCGCCGCGCTCGGCAAGAATCTTGTCTACGTCACTCATCCGAGCCCCCGGTCTTAGCCGCCATGATCTGGGCCAGCACATCGGTCGATAGCCTGCCCACGTCCAGGCTTACAGTCTCAATCGGTCCGCCGTCTTTGCCGGTCAACTCGTGATGCTGAACTTCTTTCCACCGCATCTGCGTCTTGCTCCACCAGATCATTGCCGCAGTGTCTCCACCCATTGCCTTCTGAAACAGCGTGCGGCCGACGCCGGAGTTTGCCTTGGCCTTTCCTGAAACAAGTTCAGTAGCAAAGTGAGCGCGCAGCGTATCGACGTGAATTCCATCGCGCACCAGGACTGCTATCTGTTCGATGGGGAGGCCATAACCTGACATTGCCTCAACTTGTTTGCGTTCAGAATCGGTTGGCTCAAATGCTGGTCGGCCTGCATCAGGTCGTGCGCCGCCGTTGGATTTTCTTCCATCCTGCTTTTTTAAAACGGGTTTTTCAATTTTTGCCATTAGTAACCTCCGCGAAAGGTTTTCCAGTTTCTGCGTGTGTGGCTTTTTTGCCTGTGAAGTCCTGCCATCGCTTGACGATCACGTCGCAGAACTTCGGGTCGAGTTCCATCAATCTGGATTTGCGGTGTGTCTTTTCGCAGGCAATCATTGTGCTGCCGCTGCCGCCGAACAGGTCGAGGACGATCCATCCGTCCATGCTAGACCATTCCACCATTCGTTGCACCAGGCCGACCGGCTTCATGGTCGGGTGCAGATCGCTCTTGGTTGGCCGATCGTGGTGAATGACGGTGGTTGGCATTTGCTCCTTAATCTGCTTGAGCATGGCCACCATCTCGTCTTTCTTCAGCTTGTCGATGTCCAGGTCGTCGTCGATCACCGTGGTCAGAGTGAAGTCCTTGCAGAAATAATGGCCAGCGCCTTCTCGCCATCCGTAGAGGATTGGTTCGTGCTTCCAGTTGAAGTCCTGGCGCGAGAGCGTTCCGCTTTGCTTTGCCCAAACCAGAATCTGGGACAACTTCAGGCCAGCTTTCACAAAGCAGTCTGTGAATGCGACGCGCTCTGAGTCTGCGTGGGCGACGTAAATCACCGCGCCGTCGCGCATGTTCTCGAAGTACCTGGCATAGACCGCATCCAGAAACTTTCTGAATTCGGCGTCGCTCATGTCGTCGTTCATGATCTTGCCTGCCTTGCCGTCAATCGCCACGTTGTAGGGTGGGTCTGTCCAGACAAGGTCGGCTTTCTCGCCGTCCATGAGCGTGGCCAGGTCTGTGGCCATTGTGCTATCGCCGCACATCAGGCGGTGTTGGCCAAGCAGCCAAACGTCACCGCGCTGGCTTTTTGGCTTCTCCTGAACTTCTGGGACTGCGTTTTCGTCTGTCAGGCCTTCGGTTGGTTCTTCAGCCATGAGTTCGGCCAGCTCGTTCTTGCCAAAGCCAATCAGTGAAATGTCGAAGCCCAAGTCTTGAAGTTCGCCCAGCTCGATGTTGAGCATGGATTCATCCCACCCGGCATTGAGCGCCAGTTTGTTGTCCGCAATGACGTAGGCGCGCTTCTGAGCGTCTGTCCAGCCGCTTGCTACCATCACAGGGATGGTGACTAGCCCGAGCTTGCGAGCGGCTAACGTGCGACCGTGGCCTGCGATGATGCTGCCGCTTTCATCAACTAACACCGGAGTCGTGAATCCCCACTCCTTGATGCTAGCTGCGATCTGAGCGACTTGTGCGTCGCTGTGCGTGCGCGAGTTGCGCGCATATGGGATAAGCCTATCGATAGGCCAATGCTCAATCTTGTCTGCCGGGTTACTGCTCATCGTCTCGCCTATTGGTTGTCGAGCCTAAGCGGTTGGCTCATGTAAAGCATTTTACTACGTAGCTGTCTGTTGCGCTATGACTACAGGCGGCAGATGCAAAAAGTTTGTCGATATCTGTTGACATGCCATCCAAGTGTGTCTATACTTCTTTACATGCAGTGGCGCACTGCGACACACAAAGGAGCAACCATGAACGTAATCAACTCAGCAGGCAGCCAATTTAACGCCATCGTCAACGGTAAGCCCACTGGGCTTGCTGGATGCGCTCAGGCTGGATCATGCGAGCGTGCTGTGAGCTGCCTGCGTGCAAACCCTGCGTTGCCTTATCGAGCAGTGATGATGCTCCCTGGAACTGGCGCATGTCGCGCTTTTATCCTCGACCATTCCAGCCTGCGCGGCTGAATGTAACGATAACGCTCAACCTGTGCGTCTCTGTGTGGGCCGCACGTTACCGAGGTACTAGCCATGCAAGACTTAGACTACCTTAATCACCTGCTCGAAAAGCACATTCTTACACGTGACCAAGCTATCGCCCTCCGCGGTATCGAAGCGGTCGAGCGCGTCGAAAAAGCAAGCGCGGAACTTATTCATCACATACCTGACGGACTCGTAGAATTTTCGACGACAACCGTATCAGCCAACGGTCTGGGCCTCACTGTGAGCTACTACCGGTACCCCGACGCAGTTGATGCCGCCGGCAATCTGCGCGACCTGGATTGGAAAATCTCGCATTACTCTGTGATGTAAACCCATTTAGCACGCACTATAGATCAACGATCAACATGGGCGGCCATATGTTGGCCGTCCTTAACTACGGGACACGATCATGCAAGACCACAAAACCCGCCTGAAGCGCCTGCTTTGCGAACTCGATGACCTGGCAGTCTTTGACCCATCCGGCGAACTCGTGTTGTTTAACGCCAACGAATACGAACGGATGCTCGAGCGTGCAGACGGACTGACCGTCAGAGACTCTCGCCGCTCGTTTCAGGTACTTGATCTGCCGATCGTTTGATTATCCTGGCTTATTGTCTCAAACAGCCCGAGCAAAGATCTATTTCTTATTCGGGCTTTCCATTCGTCTTGCAAACTCAGCCATTAGCTCTTGCGATATGCCCTGTATTGCATATGCCTCCTGCTCGCGTCCTGGGTTCTGCTCGCCGTAAAACTCGCACCACTCCTGCCAAGCGTGAACGGCTTCGTGAACCAGCAATCCCGCCACCTCTACAGGATTGCGATTTTCATAGTTCGACAAGCACACAACAACCGCCATTCCTTCGCGCCTGAAAAAATGATGTGCCGTTGCGTCGGCCTGCTCTGTTTTTATCCAAGGGCCGAATTGATCCTGCTTTAACTTTTTCATTGCAGATTTGTACTCGTCTTCCGACAAGCACAAGCACAAAAACGGACCTGGCGCAGAGATTCGTCGATCGAGCCACTTAACCATTGACGCTCCCTTTGTTGTCTAGGATTCGCGCCGCTTGGCGTCTCTTGCCTTGCGTCTGTACTCATCGGCAAGGGCCGCCAAATCGCCCTTTGAATACTTCCTAGCCTCTTGGTCGCACTCGAGAGCCTCGACTGTCTCTTGTCCTATTCTGGCAATCAATCCTTTGCGATATTCAACGTGGTTGCCAGACAAATACCGGTTGCAATGCTTGCACTGGCCATGAGCGTTGCGCTCGTCAAACCTCAAGTTAGGCGCAGACCCAACCGAGCGGTAGTGGCCGCAATCAAAAGCCCCGCCAATGGCATCAATTGGCAACTGATTCCCGCACGAAATACAGCACTTGCCAGCATCGCGCGCCCTGACGTAACCGTTGAATGCAGACTGGGCGACCTTTACTAGCTGCGGAAGCGTGCGCATTGCATCTAGCTTTGCCTTGTCCTGTCTGCGCTCGGCCTTTTTCTGCTTAGCCTCTGCTTTTGCTGCGCTGATTTTTGAAAGATCGACGGCGCACGAAACGCTGCACGCCTTTTGCATCGGGCGCACGCGAGTAAATAACGCGCCGCATGCCTTGCATTTTACCATTTTGGGCGGCTTTAAT